TGGTTTGGACAAGCATCCAAACAGAGCAGAAAAATTAGAACAAGGCATCAAGTATAATCCTGAAGTAAAACAATTACTTGATGATGGTATTTTAGACAAGGTAAATAGATTCGAAGACTTGCCCATTGTTCATACAGGTTGTGATACATACGCAAGTATCTATCCAGAATTTAAGAAGTATATGAAAGATCACACAGTTGACGAAGTAGTTGACTATGTGTTAAGTCTTACTCCACAAGGCAAGTGGACGATGGACAATGGACAGGATGTTCATTTTATACTAACAGGTGGCGAGCCTTTACTAGGGTGGCAACGCTTATATATGGATCTATTTGAACACCCTAGAATGGGAGACCTTAAAAATGTTACGTTTGAAACAAATACAACACAAACTCTTAGAGATGATTTCCGAGAGTGGCTCAACAACGAAAGATCATTTCACATCACTTGGTCATGCAGTCCGAAACTTTCCGTTAGCGGAGAGCCTTGGGATACTGCTATCAAGCCTGATATTGCTAGGCAGTATTTTGATGTACCTAATAGTAGTATGTATTTCAAGTTTGTTGTGGCTACCGAAGAAGATGTGGATGAAGTTACAAAAGCAGTTGAACAATACAGAGCAGAAGGAATCGATGTTCCGGTCTATGTTATGCCGCTTGGGGGTCGTTCAGAAGAATACAAACTCAATACCAGAGGAGTCGCAACATTGGCAATGGAGCGAGGCTGGAGGTATACACCAAGGTTACACGTCGACATCTTTGGAAACGCTTGGGGAACCTAATGAAACACTTGACGAAAAGGCAAGAAAGGCAGGACTATAATGTTAGATAAAATAAAAAACATTTTTAAGAAAGACAAGATCCCTGCTACAGTGTCTAAAGAGAAAACTACAGATGCTAAAGCAGAAGCAACAAAGAACAAGCAACCATATGTAACTGTTCTTAATGTTGAAATGAAAGACAATAATCCACGCAATGGATTCTTTGAACTTGATTGGAACGAATACTTTATTAAAGAACTTAGAGTAAACGGTTACAACGGTGATAGTGAAGAAGAAATTGTAGACGCATGGTTTAAGGAACTATGCGGTAACGTAGCACGTGATCAGGGTGTAGCAAGTCCTGAATCGCCTATGGGTGCTGGCTATATTAACACAAAAAACATAGGTGATGGCAAAAGTGAGGTAAGTTAATGAATAAAACTATTACCAAAAAGCAGAGCAGATATAAAAAGGAAGATTATCAAGCACTTGCTGACTGTATTAGAAGCGATCAACTTAGTGCTAAACAGGTACACGAAACTATGGTTTACAATCCTGATTTTGCTAAATGGTACAAAATGAAATACTTGGTGAGAAAATAATGACCTATATTCTAGTAGACACAGCAAATACATTCTTCCGTGCTAGACACGCCGTAAGAGGTGATGCTGACATTAAAATCGGCATGGCTTTGCACACAACATTGCAAAGCATTAGAAAAGCATGGCAGGACTTTGACGGCAGTCACGTAGTGTTTTGCTTAGAAGGACGTAGTTGGCGCAAAGACTATTACGAACCTTACAAACGTAATAGACAAGAAAGCCGTGATGCTCTTACTGCTTCGCAACAAGAAGAAGAGAAAGTATTCTGGGAAACTTTTGACGATTTTAAAGATTTCTTAATTAATAAAACAAACTGTACTGTGTTACAACATCCGCAACTAGAAGCAGATGATTTAATTTCTGGTTGGATACAAGCACACCCTAAAGATAATCACGTTATTATTTCAACAGATGGAGACTTTGCTCAACTAATTGCTCCAAATGTAAAGCAGTATAACGGTGTTATGAAAACAACTATTACACACGAAGGGTACTTTGATGAAAAAGGTAAAGAAGTAGTAGATAAAAAAACTAAAGAACCTAAAGGTGCTCCGAACCCAGAATGGTTACTGTTTGAAAAATGTATGCGTGGTGATACTAGTGATAATGTGTTCTCTGCTTATCCAGGTGTGCGTAAAAAAGGCACTAAAAATAAGGTTGGATTACAAGAAGCATTTGAAGATAGACATACAAAAGGCTTTAACTGGAACAATCTTATGCTACAACGCTGGACTGATCACCTAGGTGAAGAACATCGTGTACTAGATGATTACACACGTAATGTTACACTTTGTGATCTCAAAGCACAACCGCCTGAGGTTAAAGAACTTATCGGTGCTACGATCGCACAAGGCATTGGTGCTAATAAAAATATTACACAAGTAGGTGTTCGTTTAGTAAAATTTGCGAGCAGTTATGAACTTAACAAAATTACAGAACAAGCAGAAACATTTGCTAAACCGTTAAACGCAAAATATGGAGGAGAATATGCAAGCCAAGCAACTGGTACCTAATAAATTTTGGATTGTACAAGATCATGGACGTAAGGTTGGTACACTTGCCAAAGACAAACAGGGGTTTGTTTTAGTTACTCCAAGAGATAAAATTATATTTGAAAATGTAGATAAAGTATACGAAACTTTTGGTCAAGACTTTTTTGAACAAACTATAAAACAAAAAACTAAAGATAGTAAAGTAATGGAAGTGCATGGTTATCCAACAAGCACTCCTGCATACAATCCTTTACTAGATGTACAAAACAATTTACCTTTGTATAGCAAAAGTAAAAAATCAAAGAGTTTGTACTGTGCAGGTTACTATACTATTAGATTTGCAAAAGGTTGGGTTAAAAGTTTCTGTCCTAAACTTATTACACTGCAAAGATATGAGTATAAAGGACCCTTTACAACAGAACTAGAAATGCGTCAGGTACTAGCGAATGTCTCGAAATCCAATTAACACTATACCTATCGAAAACTTTTTGCAAAGTGCAAAGATAGCAGGCAAAACTCAACAACGTGAACTTAAACTAGACGCTAAACAGTACAAAGATTTAGCAGATAGCATAAGTATGGTGCTTGCAAGACTAGTAGAACTGCAAGACACACGCCTACAACAACCGCAAGAGGTTAATGTAGATGTACAGATGGACGGCGGAAACTTCTAATTTTTCGATAAATAAGTACGTAGTTAACTTAAAGGAATTACGTACAATGAGTAGACCAAAGCCTAATATTCTGGAATCATATACAGACAAAAACACATTTAGACGAGAAGAAGTCCTAGATGCTGATGCCATATGGGCGGTCTTTTATAAGGGTAAGCCTTTTAATCTAAAAAGTTCAAACTCAATATCGCCCACTCCTGGTCCTAAATATAAAAAGACTTCATTTTCAAATCCAGGACACGCAATTAATCTAGCAAAGAAACTTAATGCTATGTTTAAAAGCACAGATTTTGAAGTGTACAAGTTAACTAGCGGCGAGAAACTCTCGTAATGGATATCAAAGAAGCGTATACCAAAACATTTATGATTTCGGCGGGAGAACAAGACACTTCCGAAACCGAGATTAAAAAGAACTATATGCTATGGTGGCAAAACACCCGCATGAAAGGCGACAGTGGATTGCGTTTAACCAAGGATGGTTTTGAATATGCTGTTGAACGTGCTGATTTACAAACATACGAGATCAAATTCCCCAATGAAATAAAGTTCACACCACAGGTATTCTTGTACTTGGATAACTTTATTGACTGTCCGTATTACGTTACAAAGAAAAGAATCTATGTATTCAGCGAAAAAATGGGTCTACAACTCATGATGTTTGCCGGAGATATCAAACAATACGGTCTTGCTCGTGCTATGGCACAAGAATTAGAAGATTAATCCTTCATTTTGGACAGTTTTTTTCCAAAAAAGCGAAAAAACCGCTTGACATTTCCAGTTGCGATGCTATACTAATATTATAGTTAGAAACAAAGGAGCAATAGCAAATGGCACAAGCAACAGAAGCACGTACAGTTACACCTAATGAAGCAAAGGCGGCTGTACAACACGCAATGAAACTGAAGCGTCCTATCTTTATGTGGGGTCCTCCAGGCATTGGTAAATCAGACATCATGGGTCAAATTACTGACTCACTAGAAAACGCACAC